AACTAATCGTTCTAAAAGGAAAGGAAAAATGTCTGAAGAGAATACTGGTGTGAATCTAAGCGAGGCAGAAATGTCTTCGACAGAGAAAGCACAAAAGCAAATCAAGCAGCAAAAAACTCTTAAGGGTAGACAGGAGCTCCAGAAGAAGCGCCAGGATGCCAAGAAGAAAATGCAAGACAAGCAGGGTGAAATGAATACCCTCGTCAAAGCACGTCTTGATGACTTCAGAAAGAAGGCAGCAGAGAAGCAGAAGAAAGCGACCAAGCAAGTTGAAAAAAATTCTTATAATCCCGAAGGTGAAATGATTTCAGAAAACATTGGTCCTAACGCAACGGACGTATTTGCACAGGCAATGAAGGTTGCTCAGGAAGCAGGTAGTTATGGTAGAGATGCTGAGACACACTTTGCTCAGGTCAAATTCCAAGATGGCACTAGCCAAAACATGAGTGCATTTGATGCACAGAAAATCGTATCAGCATACGAAGGTCTTAACGATGAGAATAGACAGAAATTCTGTGCTCTTCTCAACATGAATCCTACGACTTATGCTAACGCTCTACAATTCGCACAATACAACGTATAGCCATGGCATTCGGTCTTGGTAAACTAGCAGTTTTAGAAAGTAAACTGGGAATTTATGAAGATCTCTCCAAAGAGATGCTTGACAAACTTGAGAAAGCGGTCGGGACAATCTCGGAAAATAGCAATAGAATTGCTATTATCTTGGAGCGCCATGAAGGACGCTTAGAGGAAAGTGAAAGGACGGATAAACTCATCATCAAAATGATTGAGGATCTGAGAGAAGAAGTTAAGGACATTGATAAGGGAGTGAAACTTAAGTTTCATGACCAAAACAAAAAGATAGAAGAAAACCAAAAGTGGATTTGGATGGCTGGTGCTGTCCTTACCACTGCTGTGACAATTCTACAAGTGCTTCCAAATATCGGAATGTCCTTGACACCAAAACCAAACACTGCTATCATACAGGGAGTGACCTCTAACTTTGTAACATGAGTTTTATTGATTCCAAATATATTAGTTTGGTCTCTCCTCAACTTACAAACTTCACACAAAAGAAAAAAAGTTTATACAATTTCAGGTGTCCATATTGCGGCGATTCTCAGAAGAGAAAAAACAAGTCGCGTGGATACCTGTTTCAGTATAAGGACAGTCATGTCTATAAGTGTCATAACTGTGGTGTGAGTAAAAGTTTTGCTAAGTTTCTGCAGGATATCAGTGTTGGTTTGTATGACCAATACATTATGGAGAGATACAAAGAAGGCACGACTGGCAAAGGTCGGAGAGTAGCAAACCCTAAGTTTGAGTTTAAGACTCCAGTCTTCAAAGAGAAAGAAACAACCACTACAGTTTTAGATTCTCTAGAAAAAATCTCAGACCTAAATACTTCACATCCAGCAAAAGCATATCTTCTTCAACGCCAAATACCAGAGACTTATTTCTCTGGAATCTATTACACAGAAGATTTTAATGCCTGGGAAGATAACGGAAATAACTTTAAGGAAGCAAGAATTGTTTTACCGCTGCTATCCCAGTCGGGGAAATTATATGGATACCAAGGCAGGTCACTGGACAAAAATTCCAAGCTTCGATACATTACAACCATTCTTGATAAACGCTATCCGAAACTATATGGTCTAGAGCGCATACAATTTGATAGCACCATCTATGTAACAGAGGGTCCAATCGACTCTCTTTTCTTGTCTAATGCCATTGCGATGTGTGGTGCAGATGTTACGCTCGACAAAGACATATATAAGGACCGTGTGTTTATCTATGACAACGAGCCAAGAAACAAACAAATCGTGCAGAGATATGAAGCAACGATTAATCAAGGTGAGAAGATTGTCATTTGGCAACCAAATGTTAAGGAGAAAGATATTAATGATATGGTCCTAGGTGGACGTGATGTCCAACGTATGGTAGAATGTAGCACCTACCAAGGCTTAGAAGCAAAACTAAAGTTTAACGAATGGAAGAAAATATGAGCAACGGTATCAAAGTAAAAAAGCGTGACGGGTCCCAAGAGTCGATTAACCTAGACAAGATTCATACGATGGTCGAATGCGCCTGTGAGGGTCTTGCAGGGGTGTCTCCGTCGCAAGTAGAGATTCAATCGGGTATCCAATTTTATGATGGTATTACCACCGCAGAGATTCAAGAGATTCTTGTCCGCTCTGCTAGTGACCTTATCGACCTAGAGAATCCTAACTATCAATTTGTTGCTGCTCGTCTGCTTCTGTTTGGTCTGTATAAACAAGTCTTTGGTGGTGACTGGAAGCATGGATTCCCTACCCTTGGGGCACATCTATGTGAAGGTATTACAAAAGGTATCTACGACAAGGAGCTCGCAACTAAATATTCTGACGAAGAGTGGTCTAAACTAAATTCTTGGATTGACCACCATCGTGATTATTTGTTTACCTATGCTGGTCTACGCCAGGTGGTAGATAAATACCTTGTGCAGGACCGTAGCACTGGGTCTCTATACGAAACTCCCCAGTATGCATACATGCTGGTTGCTGCTACTATCTTCGCAGAGTATCCAAAAGAGACGAGACTCAATTATGTCCGAAGATACTACGACGCAATCTCGAAGCACCGAATCAACGTTCCCACACCTATCCTGGCGGGAGTGCGAACTGCACTTCGACAATTTGCTAGCTGTGTGCTTGTTGATTCTGATGACACCCTCGATAGCATCTTTAGTTCTGATATGGCTATCGGCAGATATGTTGCACAAAGGGCGGGCATCGGTATCAACGCAGGCAGAATCCGTGGCATCAACAGTAAAATCCGAGGCGGAGAAGTTGCACACACAGGTGTTATTCCATTCCTCAAAAAGTTTGAGGCAACTGTCAGATGCTGCACTCAAAATGGCATACGAGGCGGAAGCGCGACTGTCCACTTCCCAATCTGGCACCAAGAGATAGAAGATATTATCGTACTGAAGAATAACAAGGGAACTGAAGATAATCGTGTCCGTAAACTAGATTATTCCATTCAAATCTCTAAACTCTTCTATGAGCGTTTCATCAAAAACGAAAACATCTCACTCTTCAGTCCGCACGACGTTCCTGGTCTGTATGATGCTTTTGGCACTGATGGATTTGATGAGTTATACAATGTTTATGAATCAGATAGATCTGTTCCAAGAAAAACTATCAGGGCTCAAGAACTTTTTCTGAACATCTTGAAAGAAAGAGCAGAAACTGGTAGACTTTACATCATGAACATTGACCATTGCAATTCTCACTCCTCCTTCTTGGATAAAGTTGAGATGAGCAATCTGTGTCAGGAGATTACCTTACCAACTAGACCACTTCAACACATTGATGGGGATGGTGAAATCGCCCTTTGCATTCTGAGTGCTGTAAATGTTGGTAAGATCAGAGACTTGGATGATCTCGAAGTTCTGTGCGATCTTGCTGTTAGGGCTTTGGACGAACTTATTGACTTCCAAGGATATCCCATCAGAGCAGCGGAAATCGCCACCAAGGCACGTCGTTCCCTTGGCATCGGATATATTGGTCTAGCACACTATCTCGCCAAGCACGGGCACTCATACAACGATCCCGCCGCTTGGAAGTCTGTTCATGACCTCACTGAGGCATTCCAATACTACCTCATCCAGGCTACCGTAAATCTTGCAAAAGAAAAAGGTGCTTGTGAGTACTCACATCGTACCAAGTATGGACAGGGAATTCTTCCCATCGATACATACAAACAGGACGTTGATGAAATCGTCCCTAACGAATTGAGGTATGATTGGGAAGGTCTTAGAACACTGGTCAAACAATACGGAGTACGGAACAGCACACTGTCCGCACAAATGCCTTCAGAGAGCAGTTCCGTTGTGTCAAATGCAACCAACGGAATCGAGCCACCCCGTGCCTTCCTGTCCATTAAGAAGTCAAAGAAGGGAGTCCTCAAGCAGATTGTCCCTCAATATACAACTCTTAAAAACGTATATACGTTACTTTGGGACATGGAGTCTAATCATGGTTATATTAATATTGTTGCTGTGATGCAAAAATTCTTTGACCAGGCGATTAGTGGTAACTGGAGTTACAATCCAGAAAACTATCCAGACAATGAAGTCCCAGTTTCTGTTATGGCAGAAGATTTCCTGAATACTTACAAGTATGGATGGAAGACCTCTTATTATCAGAATACATATGATATTAAAAAGGACGCAGACGAGGACGAAACCGATAAGAAAAAATCAGTAGAAAATTTACTAAACTCAATCCTAGACGGAGCACCAGAGGAGGAAGATTGTGACAGTTGCAAAATTTAAGTTAAACTCAGAAGACAAACCTAAAGTAGATGGCATGACGGTATTCAATCCGAATCATGTCAACACAAAAAAACAACCTATGTTTTTCGGTGCTCCTCTTGGAGTCCAACGTTACGACAATTTTAAGTATCCTGTCTTTGAGAAACTTACTCAACAGCAACTAGGTTACTTCTGGAGACCTGAAGAGGTTTCCCTTCAAAAGGACAGAGCAGACTATGCACAACTACGCCCCGAGCAGAAGCATATCTACACGTCGAATCTTAAATACCAAATCATGTTGGATTCTGTACAAGGGCGTGGTCCTGGGATGGCTTTTATCCCTTACGTTAGCCTACCCGAACTTGAGGGGGCTATGACTGTATGGGAGATGATGGAGATGATTCACTCCCGCTCGTATACATATATTATTAAGAATGTCTACTCTGACCCCACCGAAGTGTTTGACACCATCCTAGATGATGCTAACATTATGGAGAGAGCGAAGAGCGTTACTCAAGCATACGACGACTTCATCCGTGCAGCACAGCAATACGGTAACAGTAATGACTGGCAGCACGCTCAAGAAGGTGTATACTATGCTGAAGAGCAACTCTATGAGCTCAAAAGGAAACTCTACAAGGCAGTCGTCAATGTCAACATCCTGGAAGGAATCAGATTCTATGTCTCTTTTGCTTGCTCGTTTGCGTTTGGTGAGCTCAAAATTATGGAGGGATCCGCTAAAATTATCTCTCTCATCGCCAGAGACGAAAGCCAGCATCTTGTCCTTACTCAAAACATCATCAACAAGTGGAAGGACGGTGATGACCCAGACATTCTCAAGATTGCTAAAGAAGAAGAGCAATGGACGATAGAGCAGTTTAAGAAAACGGTTGATGAAGAAAAGCGTTGGGCAGAGTATCTCTTTAAGGATGGTAGTATCATTGGTCTCAATGAAAAACTACTCAGCTCTTATGTTGAGTTTATTGCCAACCGTCGCATGAGAGCGATTGGTTTGAAACCTGTATTTGATACTCCTATGTCAAACAATCCCCTCCCCTGGACACAGCACTGGCTCTCTTCTAAGGGTCTACAAGTTGCTCCTCAGGAGACAGAGGTGGAATCATATGTAATTGGTGGTATTAAACAAGATGTCAAAAAAGATACCTTCGCAGGATTTCAACTATGAGTTTGAGGTAGTCTTCGATAAAGAAAAGGAGACTACCTTACAGAAAATTAAGAGGTGGATTGCAAAAAAGCAACCACCTCTTAGAACAGTGTTGGAGCATTTATTTTCTTTTGTAGAAAAATGGTATTGGGAAGGTAAAGAATTACAAACCAAGCATCGGATAGATCAACAAGTAAAATACATTGGTAAGATATGGGAAGAGGAAGATGAGCGCAACAGACAACCAATCGTGGAAGAGGGACCTTCTAGCGTGCCCAACCTTCCCACTCTCAGAATTAGAGCTCCGTTTGTTGAGGGAGGGACCGAAGAGTCTGGCACAAGCGTGGCACCTCCAAGCACTAAGATACAAATACCTGACCCGTGGGACGACCCATTGATGTAACCTATAAATACCTCCAGTGATGGGGGTATTTTTTTATGCGACCGCAATCTGCGAAAGCAAAAGGACGAAGATTGCAGCAGTGGGTGAGGGAGCAGTTGATTGAAAAACTGAATGTCCACCCCGAAGATATTGAGTCACGCAGCATGGGTGCTGGTGGTGAAGACCTCATCATGGCACGGGCAGCTAGACAAAAGTTTCCTCATAGTATAGAATGTAAGAATGTAGAGAAACTCAATATCTGGGATGCCTACGAGCAATCTGCTGCTAACTGTGGAGACTATGAGCCGATAGTTGTTATCAAAAAGAATGGTAAAAAACCTTTGGTTGTAGTTGATGCAGAATACTATATTCAAATGTTTAATAAATGATATGAAAAAACTATTATTGGCTTTGATGCTCATGGGAAGTCCAGCAATGGCAGACCATGCATCTGGTCACATCAAAGGATACAATACTATGGATGCCATGGGTTGTATGTTACTTATGGAATGCACCGATGGAGTCGAAGAAGTCTTTAGTCTTTTGGATATTTCTAGTCAGTATCCCAATACTGAGTCTTATACTCCTGTTGCTGCGGAGTTCAACCACATGCTTGCTTCCCTTAATCAGGTCGGAGTTAGGGTGTTTCTAGCAGACTCAAAGTATTTCCCACCTATGCATCGTGGTGTATACCACACAGTCAGCAATAACTTCTTCCTCAATAGGAAATACATGGACAACCCTGGCACGCTGATGATGGTAATGCGTCATGAGGGTTGGCACGCTGCACAAGATTGCATGGCAGGTACAATCAAGAATAGTTTGATTGCTATCATCCATCCTGAAGAGGACGTGCCTATTATTTGGCGTGTGATGGCAGAGCGCACTTATCCTGCTAGTGCTGTGCCCTGGGAAGCAGAAGCAGGTTGGGCAGGACGTACAGAAAATATGACACAGGATGCTCTGGCAGCATGTGCAGCAGGCGAGATGTGGAAAGTTTATCCTCCAACACCTTTGACTAAAAAGTGGTTACAGGAAAATAACTATATGCCTAAATAGAAGAGCCTTACTCCTATACCTATGCTTGGTAACAAATCCAAAGCAAAGGTAGAAGAGAAAGACGACCACGATGAAGATAAAAGTGAAGTCCTTGGTAATCTGGTGAAAGTTGTTGTACTTATATGGTCTGCTTCTCTCCTAACCTTTAGTTACGTTAGACTTCCCAATGGTCAAAAGATTCTAGACTTTGACCCTACCTTCATTGCCTCGGTCTTCTCTGGATCGTTAGCTGCGTTTGGACTGTCTCCTGCTAAAGCAGGTGGTGGTAATGGTAATGGTAAAGTAGTAGCGAAGAAAGAGCCAGAAGTTGTTTCCGCTATTGAGCCAAAGAAAGATGCAAAAACTGATTAACGTTGTAGCACTGCTGTCTGGTCTTACCTCTCTTGGTTTGATCGGCGGTGGTGCTTATGTGCTTATGAACCAAGAAGCATGGAAAGCACAAGCACAAGAACGCCTCACGGAAATTATTACTGAAGGTATTACTGGTGCTCTGCCTGGTCTTTTAGACAATGCCATGCCAGAGATGCCTGAGGTACCTTCTACAACTGGTCCTGCTATCCCCTTCTAAAAATGACAACTAAAACACCAACAAAGAAAACATTGCCAATAAAGACTATTGGATGGGCATTACTTGGTCTTGTTGGTGTTTCTCATATTGGACTTCTGGGTTATGTATTGAAACCACAAGAGAAGATTCATCAACCTCCTACGATTAATATTCCTCACGGTCCATATTCATCTTACAGAATTAAAGCTGGTAAGGATGGATATGAGATTGAGTTTCGTGCCGATGACCCTAAGGTTTTAGAGTCTGAAAAATCTTTACGTTTGAATCAAGAGAAGAGAGGTCTATTCGGTGGTGGCACTATCGATCGTAATGAGTATCGTCGCGACCAATACACCAGAGAGGGTGCTAGAAACCTAGGGGGTGGCGCTGTAGACGCCGAGGGAAAGTCTGCAAAAGACGTAGAGTGCATAGTGGCGGACGCTGGAGCACGGTCACAAGGTGCAATGGCAGGTAGTGCAATCGCTGCAGGTGTTGCTGTCCCTGCCCTTGCTGGAATCCCTTATGTTGGATGGTTAGCAGGTGGATGGGCATTACTCCTAGGTCAGAAGATTGGATCTGAAGCAGGGTCGCAAGTTGGCCAAGTATTCAATGATTGTTAAATAGTATTATATTAATCTGAGGTTATTATGGCTGTATCTCCAAGCAAGAGAGCAAAGAAGAAAGATGCCGACAATACATTTTTCTTGTATGTTGCTTTTCATGCCGCTATTAGTGCTGTGGTGAATTTGTTTAAAGATGACTGATGCCAGAAATTCCTGATATTCAAACAAATAATGTTGGAATACGAGAGTTAGATATTCCTCCTGTTATAAATGTTTTTGAAACAACTTCACAATCAGTACCACTAGCACCTCCTGTAGTGGTAAATATTGGTGTGCCTATTGTTGATGTACCTGGATGTGTAGAGGCACATGAATCCAATAGTAAATCTAAAACAGTAGGTCAAGATGACGAAAGAGGACTGGTTACGTACTGCGATTCTGGCGTCCCTAGTTTTAATCCTATTCAGTTTGAACCTGAGCAGGTAATTCCAACGTATCCTGCTGGTGTAGATACTGGAGCAAAAGAGAAACCTAAAACTCCTGAAACACCACAGTTGCCGACACCTAAAATTCCTCCTGCTACTGCCAAGATAGATTGTCCCACACCAGGACAGCAAGCAAAGGAACCTGTTGGTACATTTGTTGAAGGATTTAGAAAGAAGGTTGTTGCCTATGAATTGAAAGGTAACGAGTGTGTTCAGATAACAGAAAAAGTCCCACTACCTCAACAGATAGTAGCGGGACTTCCTAGTGGTGGGCAAGTTGTACAAGTTGGAGGCGTTGCTGTTATTGCTACTGCTTCGGCACTGCTCGCAAAACCTCTTGCTGACGTTCTGTTAAAAGCGGTGAAACCTGCTGTGAAGAAAGTGATGAGGAAGATTGCTGCCTTACGGGGTAAGACTCCCCCAATCCTCTCTGCAGGGGAGCGCCGAGCAGAGCAGCGTCAGATGAACCATGCTGTTCGTGCTCTTCGTGCTGTGTTCCCGAGGAAGAAGAAACGGAAGGGATAGCATGGACGTGTGGTGCGATAGCATTCTTATTCATTACCACGACATCTGCACACACTGCAGCATACTTTGTCCCAGGTTTAAACATAATCCCAGCCTTCATTAACTCACCACAATTTTTGAGTCTCGCAATCTCAAAGTCTAATCTTTTATTAGCATTCGTTTGTTGCATCAAAGCAATATTTGCTCGTGCTGCTTCCTTACACAATTCTTGTGCTTTCTTATCTAATGGTGTTGACCATGTGATAGAGAAACCAACGCCTAAGTTGTAGTTATCTTTTTGTCCTGTCCTTACAGGGACAGTATACAAAACATCACCAGGATTATCTGGTGCTCCATCTTCATCCAAATCTCTCATATCATATACTGGGTCATTATAATATGGCTCGTATGGTTTAGTAGCAGAAGCACTACCAGTTACATATGGCGTGAAGTTTCTAGTTGCACCTTGACACTGGATTCCGTTACCGTAGGTGTTGGTGATGTAGGGACCTTGAAGAACCTGAATGGCTTGGTTAGTAACAGAGCCAGAACTATTGGCGACAGGAGCCGCAGTAGCACTAACACCACCAACATTCGCGAGTGCTTCTTGAGGAATGAGCGCACTGATAATTACTGGGAGAAGATACTTGTAGTGTCGGTTACGCTTGTAACTTCTGTTGTTCTTTGAATGATTGTTTGATTGCTTAAACCAGGACCACGATAAGTTTCTGTGAATTGAAACGCTGCTCCTGGTGTCGTCTGTGTAAATGTTGGTTTGCTTGTTATTCCAGTCCATGATGATGTCACTCCATCAATAGTTACATTTGTTGCTCCTGTGCCAGGAGAAAGATTTCCATTTACTGTAATACCACTACCCGTTGCTGAATACTGATACCCAGTGTTATAGTCCATCGAGTTGATGGTTTCTGTAATTTTCTGTGTCGTCTCTGTGTGGCTTGTCATCGACCCCTGTGTGAAGTTAGGGACCACTGGGACCGCCATAGCAGGAGACCCCAGTAGTAATGCCACGAGAAATAATCTCTTCATGGTTATATAGTATCAGTCGATAACAGTAATCTCAGTAACGAATTGTCCTGTCGCAGATGTACCTGCACCACCAGCAGTCAGCGTGATAGCATGACTTCTGTCAATCGTGCCCGCTAGAGTGCTAGCAGATCCAGCAGCATAAGAGGTAAGGTTGCCGAAGTTAGGAACATCACCTGTGCTTACAGCAGCGGCAGGGACACTATCTGCTGCGTTGTATGTTTCAGTCAAAGACCAGTCGTTACCAGCAGTATTGACAGTGTATGTGCCAGCACCAGAGGTAGCACCACCCATTGTGGTGACCGAGATGTTAGAACCAGAAGCAGAATAACTACCACCGATTCTTACCGCAGTAGAGCGAGCAGCATCAACAGTCAGTTGGACCGAAGAGGCATGTTTAGTAACAAGTCCGCCAGCATTTGCTGCACTTGCGGCCATCAGAAGCATTCCAAAAGTCAACAAGACTTTTTTCATCTGAACAATATAGTAGAACTATCTGTATTTAGTTAAATTAGTGTCCCATGTTGTCTACGGATTTCACGCAACTCTTCAAAATCTTTTTGCTTAGTGCCACCATCGTATGCCCAAGCATAACCCTCTTCAATCATTTGTTCGTTGAGCGACACATCTGCGTCCCCAATGTATAACCACCCAAGAAGACGCCCATATTTGCCAACACCGCCAACAAGTTCAGTGCGGATAATAAGATCATCGTCACCAACCACAGCACCTTCCAGTTTTTCTTTGAGCCAGTTGGTTGCGTCATAACCTAATGCCTTCTCTTCTTCGTCGCGTGTTCGTTTCTCTGGTGTATCTACTCCTGCAACTCTGACCCTCTCTTTTTTGTAGAGGTCAAAACCCAAGTCAATCGTGACATCAATTGTATCCCCATCAAGGACTCTGTTGATTTCTATCACTCGGAAGTTGTAACAACTCTTCCTGCTGGGCGGTGTCATTGCTCCCATCTTCTAACTCCTTATATGCTAATGTCATTATGGTATATATGTAATATGCTACTCCACCGAGTAGAATTACTAGACTCCAGATGATGCTCCATGTCACGTCGTTAACATCATGTAATGGTCTCAATACAAGATTCATCTGTATAAATAAGATACTTTCGTATTTAGGGCTTGACAACCTTAAGAAAGCATGATAGTGTATGCTTGTCGTTACATGAAAACTATGATTTTGCCAATTCTAGGAGTTGCAGGTCTCGCTGCTTTCGCAGCGTACGCTCCGATGACCGCACCTCCTAAGGTTGCAGTCGATGTGACCGTCAATGAAGACAAAGCAGTGCCTATTGAGGTAGTGCCTAAATCTTGGAAGTGCCCAGGATGTAATTACAATGAAAAATATGTCCTGCAAAAACTCCAAGAAAAAACCAAAATCTCAGATCGTAATGCACTTGCAACGATTATGGGTAACATTAAACAAGAGAGCAAGTTTATTCCCAACATATGCGAGGGAGGGGCTAGAGTTCCTTACGACCGTTGCTATAGCGGGGGTTATGGTCTTATTCAGTGGACCAGTGTAGGACGCTATAGAAACCTTGGTAAGTTTGCTAAGCGTTATGGTTATGATCCTTCTTCACTTGAGGGTCAGACAGCATACATGATTAATGAATCTGTATTCCAACGCTACCTTCCCGAATTTGAAGGTAATGGTAGGACTGTCGATCAGTATATGGTTGCTGCTTATTACTGGTTGGGTTGGGGTATCAAAGGTAACCGTCAACTTTATGCATATGATTACACAAAAAAACTGGTATACGCTTGACATGCTACTGAAGACAATCAAACAACTTGTTAAACCATTCACGGGCATCCCAGCACCTAAGGTGCTCAAGGATGACCCTTGGTTTGGTCCTGCTGTCCTCTCTGAAAAGCAGCAAGAGTATGTTGCTATGCGTGCTCAGTGTGAGGCAGAGCAACTCCTCATCCCTCAGGCAGAAGATATGCCACGAAAGGAAGTTGACAACATCCATGAGGTCATGTATAATATTGCTACCAACCATGGCAAGACCACAACTCAACTAGACCCGTTGCCACCTCTTGGTGGTGGGTCGGAGAGTTATCAGAGTGGTCCTGGCGGTTGGTTGTCTGGCACAGGTATGAATCAATTTAAATGACTGAAGAAGATTGGCGCTACAGCGAAGACAGAATGGAGTTGAGGCAAAAAGCATATACTCTTCTCCTCGGAAGATTTGGGTCCGAGCTTGACAGCAACGGAGAGCCCATATATAGTATGAAAGCAATCACTGAATGTGCCCACGATTGGGTTTCTCAAGGTAATGTCAGAATGGATGGTATTGCAAAATACTTCCTAGCATACTATACTTAATGTATGTCTCAGTAGCTCAGTTGGATAGAGCAACTGCCTTCTAAGCAGTCGGTCGCTGGTTCGAGTCCAGCCTGAGACGCCTCGGGAGATTAGCTCAGCGGTAGAGCACCTCGTTTACACCGAGATTGTCACAAGTTCGATCCTTGTATCTCCCATTATGGATCTTTACTATTTCTATTGGTGCGTTGTAGCAATTATATTGTTTTGGATACTTCAAGACCCTAACGTTCCGAGATATATAGAACTTCGTTTGAAGATGCTACGCATTGATTTTATACGATGGAGAATGGCAAGAAAGATGAGAAAAGAATTGATTCGAGACATGAAAACTTTGGAGAAATGGATGAAAGACAATGACAAGGATAAGATGTAACTCATGTAATACTGAGTTAGAAGTAACACAACCAAATAAATCTAAAGCGTGTGGTTGTGATAACCAGACGCTTCTTCGTCTTGATCGGAATGGTATGCCAGTCATTAGTGGTAATGACTTGTCTCTCATCACTAGCATTGAGGGATTTACCAAGACAAAAGACAAGAAGGTTGACAGACCAGACGCTTCGACCTATACTCCTAAACGAATTCCACGCAAGATGGAATTTGAAACTCGTTAACTGTCACAAGGGTAAGCATTTTTTCTTACAAACTTGTATAAATAACGGTCGTAACATAATGTTACGTTTTACAACAGATGACCGCCTCAACTACTCGCGCTCCATCTGTTGACAGCATCCCTAAAGGGTGCTATAATAAACAAGCAATCGAGACAACTCGATTCTCCATCTGTGGGTAACCACTCCACAAGTAACTTAAAGGTAATTCAAATGATTAAATCTGTATTCGCAGCTGTTGCAGCTGCTCCTCTTTTCGCTGGCGCTGCTTTTGCAGGTCCCTATGTTAATGTAGAAGCCAACTCAGGTTTCCGTGGCTCGGATTATCAGGGCACCGCTACCGATCTCCACGTTGGCTACGAAGGTCCTATCGGTGAGTCCGCTTCTTACTACGTCCAAGCAGGTGCTACCATCGTTTCTCCTGATGGTGCTGCTACTGACACTGTTCCTTCTGGTAAGGCAGGTATCGGCGTTGCTGTTACCGAGTCCCTCGGTGCATATGGCGAAGTTTCCTTCGTTGGTTCTGGCGACCGTAACGTTGACCGTGGTTACGGCACTAAGGTTGGTCTGAAGTATTCCTTCTGATAACCTAGTCTAAATTAAGGGAGGGTTGACACCCTCCCTTTTTTAATATATAATTACTATATGGAAAGGTGACCGAGTGGTTTAAGGTAGCAGTCTTGAAAACTGCCGTGTGACGAGCACCGTGGGTTCGAATCCCACCCTTTCCGCTGAGCGGAATGTAGCTCAGTTTGGTAGAGCACTCGCTTTGGGAGCGAGATGTCGCAGGT